CTTCCTGACCACCCATTCCATCCATAAAAAATCCAGTCACCACTGAACCTGGTTCAATTGATGGTGTTGCTCCAGAACCACCCATTCCCGAACCTGCAGTAACTGGCAAAACAGTATTTGCCATTACAAGTTGTTCGTCAGGAATAACGTCCTTGTCTCCTGTATGCCAACTAAAAATTCTTACTCTATAACGATATCCCCAACCCTTAATATCGCCAGCATTATCAAATGTTTCACTTGCAATATTTCCTGTCCAAGATTCTTTAGATACAATTCTACCAAACCATCTTGCAGGATGTGTTACAAATTCAGAATCAAATAATCCACCAGAAAGTGCTTCAGACATAGTTAATCTTCATAAACTCTACACTCAAGTGCTTCGGGATTTAAATCACAATAAAGTTCCAAGGAAGTTGGATCGTGATCATCATCTGGATGATTACTTTGATACTTCTCAAGCGAATTCAATTCATCTTCTAAATGACGACGACGTTGCTCACTGGTGTTTGGATTGTCCAATTCGTTCCTATCGTTGTTAATGTGCTGTTGAAGTGATTTGTCCATCTTGGACACTGAGTAATTATTCTTTATTTATTATGTTTGCTTAGGCTTTCTTCCATAAGAATCACGAATCAATTCTAGGAAAGTATATGTTTCATTTGGAGCAAGGTGATGATGTAAAGATGAAATTAAATAAACTCCACTTAAACGTGGATTAAATTTTGCAGTTGGATTTGATGTAAGTTCAGGAAAATCACAATAAATCAAATCACCTGCCCTCAAACTAAAGTCACCTGCAATTGTAATTTTTAATTGTACAGTAAATATTTGATTATATCTAGATGCTGCCTGATTAATTGTGGTTCCTTTATCAATATCCAAATCTCTTGACTTTGTAAGTTGGGATTGTAAATCTTTTCCCTCGGGCAAAAATCCAACTGCTTTAAAACTATACGAAAATCTAGAAGCTGCTTCTGTGAATATACTATTTACAAAATTGAATTCAGTTCCTGCAATTGTAATTCCCTCTTCTTGAGTTTCAATATCAATTGGACTTTCTCCATAAGCACTTTCACGAGCATCAAATCCTTTATTTGCAGAATTATAAGTTCCCATCATCAAATTATTCTGGAAATCTCCAGTATTTCCAGATTCATAACTAATGATTTTGTCATCATATCCTAAAGGAACAGTAGAAGAGTCTAGATTATTAAAAATATAAGATTTATATTTTATTTTACTTCCAGAACTTCCTCCACCAGTTTCGGAAAGAAGTGTATCTATTGATTTAAAAACATATCCATCATAAGTTTCAAAGAAGAAGTATCCTGCAGAATTACCATCAGAATTTTGTTTTTGCGGAATGGATTTTTTTGCTAACCAAAGAATATTCCACATTGGTTTTCTGTTTACACCGATAAAATTAAATTTATTATCGGTAAGTTCAATATTAAGTTGTTTTTTTGTTTCTAAAGTTTCAGTTAATATCTTTTTGACATGATCTGAAATTTTTCCATCATATCGATTTACAACTCTTTTACTTTCATTTTTTAAATATTCTCCAGAAACTAACTCAAGTGTATATGCAGTTTGTTGCGTATGCTCATATAGTTTTTCTTTTTGATTCAAATACAAAGCATTTGTATCAGTCGTAAATGATAATTTATTTGGTGTTTCGTGCCCATCTTCAAACTCCAAATGAACTTTTTCACCATTTCCCAATTTAAGTGTATCGTCTAATCCTATTTTTCCACCACTTCCATCATCAGCACTACTCACATTTCCAGTGTCAACAATCTTAGCAGTAACTCTAATAGTTTCTGACAAGATATTTTCATAATAATAAAGTTCAATTACACCACCAGTAACTGATACTTGTTCTCCTCCACTATTTGGATAGATCTCAAACAGTGTAATATTATTATCAGATTTTCTAATTTGGTAATTTGATGGCATTTTATCCGTACATTAAAGAGTCTTCAACTTGCATATCACTATTTACACCACCACCACCAGAGATTATTGGTACTCCCGATCCACCAGAACTTGGACTTGCATTTGCAGTATTGTCAGTATCAGGTATCACTGCGAAAGATTCAGCACCATTTTCATAGGGAGCATATTTACTCAAAGATGCAATAATATTTGGCATATGTTTGATTAAGGATGACTTATCATTTACATCATAGTTAAGAATATCAAGTAATCCGGGAACAACTTTTTCAGTAGCAGTATATGATTTTCCTTTAAGAACATACTCTTTTCCTTCTTCACCCATCTCTGCAAGGTGTGGATATCCAAGAGTTTCTCCACCATGTCTATAAGCAACGTGAACATGATTATCATGCCCAGCATCGCCTGCTTTCAACAATTCAACAGGTTTTACTCCCCTTTCTTTATTAAATTGTGCAATTACTTTAAGAATTGGTCCTTGTTCATTTGCATAGGCACCAATATCAATTGCTCTTCCATATTTGTGATACGAATTTTGAGCATGAACACTATTATCAACGCCACCAAATTCTGGGTGCTCTGTAACAGCTTGAAAATCTGGCCCTTGTCTAAGGTTTTTTTGGAGATATCTTCCAAGATCTCCTGCAATTTTTGAACCTTTTGATCCATATCCTTTGCCTAATCCAATATCTGCCGCCTCGCTACCGGGGATATCATATCCTTTTTGTGTTTTATATTTTTGCAGTCCAGCAAGATATTGTGCATGTATTTTAGGACCATCAACATTCTGAATGTATTCTGCAGGTCTTTCCCACTTTCTCATCCAAACATCTGCTGCTTCTTGTGATGAAGAAAAACTTTGCTTTAAATATTGTGGTGCATAATCTTCTTTTAATGCATAATCAATCTGCCCTTTCCAATTTGTTGCATAATTAGGAACTGCTTTTAAGAATGCAGATTTTCTTCCGCCACTTGAATATTGAAACAATCCAACACCAGGTCCACCAGATTCAGAAGCACCAGGTCTAAATCCACTTTCTCTTGATATATTAGCCATAATTCCCAATGCTTTATTATCATCCAATCCCCTTGAAAGAAGATATTTGTATATGTCACCTTGAAGTCCTGTTGGCGAATATTCTCCACCTTTACCGCCAGTTCCACCAGTTCCATCAGGACCAGTTTCTCCACCACCTTCTTTTGGAGAAACTGGAATCATTAGTTGTTTCATCAAATCTTGAATTGATTGATTCACTTCACCTGATACAGAATTTTCTACAGATTTTGCTATGACATTACTATAATCTTCTCCAGTCATAAAGTTTCTTGCATCAACTTCACCGCCCTGTGCAAATGCAAATCCACCAAAATTCATAGTTTGATTTAACCACGAATTTAATCCAATACCAACATTCAGATAATCCAATTTACTAGGTTTATCTCCAAGGAGTGTTTTTGTTGCAAGAGAAAATATTGGTCCAAAGAAATCTGCTTTTCCTAAAGTATCAGACGCTTTAACTAAAAATCCAAGAGGATCTGGTGCATTTTTAGGTACTTTTGATTTTTTATCTTGTGAAGGTTGATCACCACCACCAAAAAGACTTGAAATCCAATTACCAATAAAACTTCCCGTTTTTGTAATAATATTTTCGGATGGATTTTTTGTATCTGGAAATATCTGTTCTAATTTATTTTTTCCACCAACTTTAGAACCTGGTTTAACTTTACGTTGAGTAATTGGAATAGTTCTTGTAGATTTTTTACCCCCAATATATCGTGTTGCTGGAGCACTTACTCTCTTTCCACCTCTTGTTGATGGAGTTGTTGATCCTCCACCAGCATACTGATATGGTTTATTTGTTTCTGGATCATTATCAACCAATCCCATTTTTCTAAGTCCACTATCAGCCAGATTAAATGCAGAACTACTAGCCAAATAAGAAGCACCAAATCCTGCAACAGCAAGTGCAATAGCAGCAGGTATTCCAACTCCAGTTATTCCTAAAGCACCTGCTCCTGCAGTCACTGCAGACGCAGCAAGCATACCTGCACCAACACCAGCGATAGCACTTAAAAATGTTCTTAATCCATCCTTCCCTCTTCCTTGTGATACTAACATTCCAGATTCAATCAAATCTGGAATAAGCATAACGAGACCTAATAATCCTCCTCTTGTTTTTAATCCTTTTGGTAATTTAATTTTACTGCCACCACCTCCACCACCTGTAGTAACTTTTGGACCAGTTCCAGGAATTCTAAATCCACTTCTACCACTACTTCCTTCAGTTACTGTAGGACGTTTTCTTAATGGATTTCTTATATCCGGTCTTCCTTGCCCAGATCCACCACTTGTAGTTACTTTAGGTCTTCCTCCTATTCCCGGTTTTGATCTTGCTTTACTTTTACCTTTACCAAATCCAGGTCCAGTATCACCAGTACCAACACTGAGCATTCCTGCGATAATTGCAAGATTTAAAAATGTATCAATAAGTCCACCAAGTTTATCAAAATTCTTTAGTGCATCATCTCCAAATGATTTGCCAACAAATCCACGAGTAGCATCAATTGCCTTATAACCCCAATCAATAATCGTTATCAATCCATCAAGTATCTTTCCTCCAATATCAATAATAAAATCACTAACCGCTATAATAGTTGGAACAACTTTAAGTAACGTTGGAAGAAAATCAATTAATCGTACAGCAAAAAATCCAAAAATAACATTCCCAATATAATTTTTTATAGTATCAAACAATCCAAGTTTAGGTAATGAAGGTAACTTTATACCTTTTTGTTCTTTTGGTTTTTTCTTTTCTAACTCTTTTTCTTTTTCAGCAAAAGATTTATCTATACCTTTTCTTCTTTTATTTTCAGATTCTCTTTTTTGAAATAATAATGAGTCTTTTAAGATCTTATCAATCTTAATAACTTTCTTTTCAATTCTTTGTAATATTTTTTGATTAGGTGTTTTTATACGAGTAGTCTTTTGAGAAACTTTTGGTTCTTTTTTTGCACCAAAAAATTTGTCAGATTTTAAAATGGCAGAACTTTTTTTTACAAGTGCAATAGATAAGTTTGCCATTATTTCTTATTAACTCCCAAAGTTTTTGCGGCAGTATTTGTCTTGCCATGATTTGCACTGAATGAAGGTGCTTTTGTGGCGCCACCAGACGATTTGGAAGAATTTGGTTTTGCTCCACCTTGACCTGCTTTCACAACTGTAACTTTTGGTTTTGCTGGTGGTTTTATTGGTGTTGGGGGGTTTTTACGTGTTACTGTAGGATTTTGTTTTTTTGCGGATTGTGGCATTTGAGCAGATGCTCCACCAAATATTCCCATTTTATCCCACCAAGGGCGTTTTGATTCTAATGCTTTTTGATTTTTTAGACTATCTTTAGGTCTTTTTCCACCAATCATTACATCGGCATCAAGATCTCTAGCTAATGGATTTATTTGATGAAATGCCTCTAGTCTTTTTTGAAAATTAACACCAGATTTTTTAACATCTTTATTTTCTTCGTCCGTTATTCCTAAAGCAACTTTCCATGGATTTTTATATTTTTGAAAATCATATTTTTCATTGGTGCTTCTATATCCACCAGTTTTTTGTTTTTGAAACCATGATTGTCCTAAAATATTTTTTAGATCTTTTTCTTCTTTAGTATAAACGGGTTTTCCTTTTTTATCAGTACCAGATGCATAATCTTCATATCCCAATTGTATTTGTCCCTGCTGCAATCTTTTTACTGTGCTTTGCCTAACAGGATCGTTAGGTTTTTCTGCAAGTTTTTTCATTGCAACTGTTAATTTTTGTTGCTGTCTTGATTGTGCTCTTTTAATTGCTGCTTCAAGTATTTTTTGGTTTTCTGGACTAAAATCTTTTTCAGTCAACTTTCCACCAATTCCACCTAACATGGATCTGGCATATACCATTCCAGCATCTCTATAAGATGATCTACCAAGACCGCCCAATACATTAGACATATCATCTTTTTTAGCACTATTAAATTTAGATGCTAATTTGCCAGGCAATCCTTTAATTCTACCTGCTTCATATTGAAGTCTTTTACCAACATCATGTCCACCAATATTCAGTGAAGGTATTCCACTTCCCATTCTACCTGCTTCATATTGAAGTCTTTTACCAACATCATGTCCACCAATATTCAGTGAAGGTATTCCACTTCCCATTCTACCTGCTTCATATTGAAGTCTTTTATTAACTCCAGAAAGACTAACTCCACTTTTTCTTGCTAGATCATTTGCCCATTTATATTCTGAAGACAATCCTCTAATAATTTCGTCAACAACTGGTTTTAAATTTCCTCCAGATGCTCTATTTGCCCCTTCATATACCTTGCCTATTAAACCTCCACCAGCAGCATGAGGAACACCAGAAATCATTTGAGGTTTGTTTGTTCCTCCACCTGCAGCATTCATCGATTCAAGATGATCCACTCCATATTTTCTTACTGCACCTGCAGACATTACAAATTCCCCATCACTTAGCATAGCAGGAATTTTATCTCTTCCCTTTTTACCTCTGACTACTCCAGGTCCAAATTTTCCAAATCCGCCACCTGCAAATCCATAAGATTTTGTTTTGCCAGTTTTTAGATAACTTAATTGCTCATCAATCTCACTAGCTTTTCCTTGAAGTTTTTCAAAGATATTAAGATTTGCTTTTTGTTTTTCTAATGCTTTAATTTTATCTTCTTTGGTTCCTGATGCCTTGGTAGTTTCTCTTTCTTTCTCATTAACCAATCCAGGAAATAATTCTGGAGCCCAGGCACCAGCAGTTACTAATGCAATTCCTGCAGCAATCGGATTTCTTGCAATAAATTTAACAATCTTAGGTATTGCAAACTTTGATAGTCTCCAAATACCTTTAAGTGCAATATTACTAAGGAATCTTACTGCTCCACCAAATTTGGTTCCAAATAATATAAATCCTGCAAGAAGTGCTGGTCCAAAATCTATTAGAAATCTTGTAAGACTTTTTACTTTTCCCTGATTTTTAGGATCACCAAACCAATCTAGTAACTTTAATACGATTTTACCTAAAATTATGTTTAAGAAAAAGTTTTTAATAATATCCCAAACTGATTGAAAAGGTTTCAGCATTGTTGAAATTGCCTTTTTAATTCCTTCAAAAGGTCTTGCTTCTAAACTTTTTTCTTTTTCTGCTCTTGATCTTCCCTCAAGATCTTTTCTTTCTTTTTCACTTCGCTTTCTATTTTCTTTATCAATTCCAGTAAGAGTTTTTATAATAGAATCTAATTTCTGATCGATACGATAAAGTGGATCTGTTTCTTTTTTAACTTTTACTGTTTTTTCAGTGACATCTTTAACTCTTACTTGTTGAACTCTTGGTTCATAAAAGAATTTTTCTGTAGATATTTTTCCTTTGGGAGTTTTTACAATTGATTTTGTTTTTGGTCCATTAGGACTTTTTTTATTTCCATTAGGACCATTTCCATTTGGACCTCCTGGTCTACGAGATCCTGAAGGAGGTGGTGGTGGTGATACTTTTACCTTTCTTTCTTTAACTTTAAATCTTCCATTATCTTTTAATTTTGAAACTCTTTTAAATTCAATTCTTAAAAGTTCGTCTTCTTCAGCAGGAACTTTAAATCCCAGCATTCTATGAGAGGCAAGCCTCTTCTTAATCATATCAAGGTAAGTCTGATAATCTAATTCCGTGCCAGGTTTTAATTTCAGTAACCTAAGAATTACCTCATCAATATTCTCTGTAGGTAAATTTAGATTACCAGGCATTACCTTGTGCTTTCTGTTTGAGTTCTTCTTCTTCTAAATGATTCTTAAGAAGGGATACATAGATATCTCTTTCCCAAGGAATCATATTTTCAATTTCTGTCAATGAATATTTATGATACTGCATTAACGAAAAATTAAGTTGAAAGTATGATTGAAGATCCATATGGATCATCATTATGCGAAAAAACTTGATAACCCTTCAAGAACAACGTCGCTTTCTACTTCTGTCTTTGGATTTTTAACTTTAACCGTATGAGATAACTTGGGCATCGTTTCGAAGAACTTCTCAATTTCTTTGAATTGAGATGAATTCATTTGATCCAAAAACTCTACCATTTCTTTTTTGGTAAAATCGCCTGCAGACCAAACTTCTTCTGCATTATAAACTTTGTCTACACAAGAAGCAATCAAATCAAAAGATTGTTCCATTGCATTTCCAGTTGAAAAATCAAAATTATTTTTAATGAATTGATCTAGTGATGGATATTTCATTTCCATCATCAAATTATCATCCATTTTGATTTTATTTGTATGATTTTCATCCCTTTTAATTTGGACATCATCAAGATTTAATTTAACTGCTACATTGGTTTCCTCATCATCAGGGCAAATAATATTGACTTCAATTTCTTCCCCAACTGATTTACCACGAATGTTGAGAAAAAGATATTCAATATCAAATGTAGGTAATGATTCTACTTTAATGTTTTTTGTTTCAATACAGTTTTTAATAACTGTTTTAATTGCATTTGTAATTTGTTTAGTATCTTCACTTTCCATTGCAATTAAAAGAAGTTTTTCCTCTTTTACAAGAAAAGGTCTATACTTAATTGTTTCTTTAGTCGATGGCAATTCCAACTCATATGTTGGTGCAGAAATTTTTGGTAAAGGCATAATGTTCTATAAAGTTCAGTGTGATTATTTATGGAGGTGGACGGATGGTAAAGTGTCCATTCTAATTTAAATTTGTTTCAAATCTATAGTATAATATTTTTAGTTAAACAAACTCAATGAAACTCCTTTTGAATTTTTATCTTGCTTCTGCTTTGTCGATTACTACCGTAGCGACTGGATCATGTTTTGTTTGGTATGTTCAGGAATATTATACTGCTGTAAAAATTGATAAAATTTCACCAGAACGTGCTCAAATTCACAGAACAAATGCTCTTTGGTTGGGACTTTGGGGAGGAATTTATGGACTGACTGGCGTTGTAAGTGCTATTGGACTTAAGCAAGGAAATAAGAAAGAACATTAATATTCAATTCAAGAGAGGAGAAATCCTCTTTTTTTTTATTACTATTAGATATTAAAGAATGTTCAATCCAGAAAATGCAGTATCTACTGTGTTTCCAGAAGATGATGCGGGAGGAAAATCAACTCCTCCCGTTGTCGTATATTTTCCATAATCAAGTCCAAGATTTGTTCCCCCAAATGCAGTTGCAGTATTATTAGTTGCAGATGAAGATTCTGGTGCTGGATCTTTTATTGAAGTTGAAGAAGCCTTAGGATTTGATAAAACATATCTATCAAATCCAAATGATACTGTACATTTTAAAAGTTGAGAACTATCGTATGAAACTGGCATAGAATCAATTTGAATTGGAAATGCATTTACAAAAGTATATGTCATATAATTTTGAATGTCTCTTTCAAATTTTGTTAAGTACAATGTTGTCTTATAATTATCTGGAAAATTTGCTTTAAATGCGACAGAATTACTTTCTCCAAAAGAGAGTTCTTCTCCTGCAATATATCTCATCCATATTTCAAAAATTCTAATTTGAATATAATTTTGATCTACAAAAAAAGTAAACTGTGCTCTATCATCATAAAGTCTTCTATACACATGTCTTTGCGTAATTCCAGTAAAATCATTGTTCAATTCATGAGTTGCAAGAGAAGATCCAGGAAGACTTGCATCAGTGCATGAAATTGTTAAAGTATCATCAAGATCAGAACTAGTAATTATTGAATTGGATTTAAGTTGGTTCGAAACATTTGATGGAATAATAAATTGACATTGGAAATTAGATGTTAAGGCAGGTTGTAAAATTTTGGCCCTAATGTCTTTTATATTTTTCTTTTGTGGGGAAAGAATGCTGCCCATCTATAAATAGTTTTACTGATATATTATGTAGTCAAGAAGTAAGAATATGCCTCGGGATTCAAAGTATAATCAAGGAAGATTTCATCCACAAAATCCTGGAAAATATAAGGGTGACGTTCAAAATATTATTTACAGAAGTTCTTGGGAACTTAAGTTTATGCAATGGTGTGATAGAAATACGAATGTGATTGAATATGCATCTGAAGAATTCTGTATTCCTTATCTTTCACCGATTGATAATAGAGTTCATCGGTATTTCCCCGATTTTATTATGAAAGTTAAGGAACAATCTGGTGAGATTAAAAAATATATTATAGAGATTAAACCAAAAAGACAAACTGTTCCGCCAGTTCAAACATCTAAAAAAAGAACCAAAACATTTATCAATGAAGTTAAGACTTATGTAGTGAATGAGGCAAAGTGGAAAGCAGCAGAAGAATGGTGCAAAGATCACTTATTAGAGTTTATGGTTATTACGGAAGATCAACTTTTTGGAATTAAGTAATGGCACTTCTCACAGGATACGAAAGAACATTACAACAATATACAAAAAGTGAATTAATTCAAATTGCACAAAATTATTCAGTTTATTATACTACCAAATCTGGGCAAGGTAGAATTGGTAATTATAATGGATTAACTAAACAAGAACTAATTGACATTATCTCGAATGATCGTGACTTTAAGGAAAAAAGATTAAGTAAAAAAGTTAATCAAGATATTAAAACTGAAAAAAATAGAGTAAAAATACTTCAACAAGAAATTAAAAATATAACTGATCCAGATTTGATTATGTCAATAATCATGAGAATTTTTGGTGAGACGAGTTCATTTCCAATACCAGGAAATTATTATACCTACATTTACAATGCAAAAACTCCCAATCTTGTATATGATCAATATCCATTAGTAGCAGTTTTATCTGTAGAAGAGTGGGGATTTAAAGGTATTAATTTTCATTGGAATGAACAACGAAATTATACATGGGCAGAAGTAAATAGTCTATATCATGTTATTAATAATGATGAGATCGATGGTATGAAAAATATTCCTTATACCAAATTCATCAACTAAATAGATAAAAAAGTCATAAATGTCTCATACTCTACAAAAAATTGAGATCATTAATCCTCTTGCAGTTGGGGAGGGATTCTGATGGCAGGAACATATGGTGCGGCAGGAACAAATACATATACAATTAAAGGTGTTGATGGAATTTTATCGAATGAGGTAAATGCGACTACTGGAGTATCGCAAATTTATAGAGCTGGAACAGCGAATGGACAACAAAGTATTGGTACGTATAATCCAACTACAAAAACTCTTACTCCAGATGAAAAATCCAATCTAACTGATACTGAAAAAAAAGTATTATCAAGTTCAGAAGGTACAAAGGCAATTACAAATGCATCTACAGAAACTGCTACTCAAGGAATACAAGCAACAGGAGTAAGTGCAGATCAAGCTAAAACGCAAGCAACTAAATTAGTTTCTCCAAATACATCTACAGGTGGTGATAGTACTAAAGCGGATATTGATGGCACACAAAAAACTGCTCAACAAAATATAGATGACTTAAAAAGTGGTATTGGTGATGGTGGATCTAGAAAAGATTATCCAAATTTGAGGTATCCCGAAAAAATGGATACTAAAAAACAAGATTATGTGCTATTTTCAATGTTAAAGTATGAACCTTCTGGACTTAATTTAAATAATGCATCTGGATCAACCAGTATACTTAATAGATCCACTTCAAAAACTGCAAATGCAATTGGATCAGTAACAATGGCAATTCAAGGTCCCATCAATGATATGAATACTGTCGGATGGAATGATGGAAATATGAATCCAGCGCAAGCATTAGCAGGAGCGGGTGCTTTAGCAACAATTGGAGGTGGAGCAGAAGGAGCAAGCGGAGCATTATCAGAAGTTAGTCAATTAGTTACAGAACAAAATAAGGCATTAAAAACAGCAACAAAAGCGTATTTTGCTGGCCAAGCAATTCAAAATCAAGAAATTTTACAAAGAACAACGGGGGCAATTGCAAATCCAAATATAGAACTTCTTTTTAATGCTCCAATGCTCAGAGAGTTTACTTTTACATTTATTTTATCACCTCGCAATACAACCGAATCTGATTCAATCCGAAAAATTATTAGATTCTTTAAGCAAGGAATGTCAGTTAAAAAAGCATCGACTGGATTATTCTTAAAAACTCCCAATACATTTTTGATTACATATATGCAAAAAGGTGATAGTGATCAAGACAAAGGAGCAAAATATTTACCTAAAATAAAGGAATGTGCTTTGCAGAGTTTTGGTGTAAATTATACACCTTCTCAAAATTATGCAACGTTTTATAATAACTCAATGACTGCTTATGAATTAACTATGCAATTTAAAGAACTTACTCCAATTTATGATAATGATTATACAGATTTGGATAAAAATGCAGATACTTACATAGGTTACTAAAAATGGCTTCATACTTCAGACAGGTTCCAAATTTTGCCTACGTTAATAGAACAAAAGAAGAGCAGAATATTTCTGATTATTCTATTGTCAAGAATCTTTTTAAACGTGCAAAATTAAGAGATGATATTTTTGCAAATCTTCAGTTCTTTGAAAAATATAAAATTATTGGAGATGATAGACCTGATAATGTTGCATATCAAGTTTACCAAGATTCTAGTCTTGATTGGATAGTTCTTCTTTCTAATAATATTTTGAACGTTCAAACAGAATGGCCTTTGTCTCAAATATCATTTGATAAGTATGTTCTTGAAAAATATGGTGACTATGATACATTATATAATGGTATTCACCATTACGAAACAACTGAAATTAAAAATTCTAGAGGTGCTACAGTATTATCTGCTGGTCTTGAAATACCAAATACTTGGAAGACCAATGGTAATTTTATTGAAGTTAATGCAAACAAAATTAACCAAATATTCTCTGGAAATGGAGTAGTACCATCAACAACGGCCAGTGTAACTATAAATGGTGGTATATATGGATTAAATGTTGGTTCTCAAATATCAATCGTAAATGTTACTGAAAAAGAATATAACGGAACATTTATTGTTACATCTGCAATTATTCCCGATGGAATTAACGCTGTTGCATTTACATTTGAACTTAATACAACACCAAATGTTGCATCACCAGTTTTGGCAGATCCAAGAGTAGAACAAGTATTATTTACCGTTGATGGTGGTGTTTCTAGCGGAAATTCTTATTACTATGAATTTTACGATGTTGGACTTGGATACTCTACATTAATTCCATCAACTTCATTTGTTAGGGCAGTAACTAATTACGAATATGAAAATCAAATAGAAGAAAATAAGAGAAATATTTACGTTCTCAAACCACGATACTTAAGTATTGTTTTTAATGATCTTAAAGATCTCATGCAATACAAAAAAGGTGGATCTCAATATCTGAGACCCACCTTGAAGAAAGGGGAAAATACTCGACTTTATGAATAATTTTTTTATTCCAAGAAACTAATCATTGGCAAGTCTGGCAAAATATGAAAGAGCATCATTTTCATCTTCATCGTCAGATGAGGATGATTTTTGAACTGTTGGAGTTGGTGCAGTCTTTGCTTTACGATAAGACTCTTCAACCTCTTCCATAACTTTATCTTCTTTCGTCAAGATTTGAGTATAAGATTCATACTCATCTTCCTGTTCACGAATTGAACTAGCAGAATCTTTTTGATTTAGCACACTCCTCAGACGCTTTTCAAGTTCATCATAGGTCTTGAACTGATCTGGAGAAACAAATTCTGCAAGAGAAAACTGTTTTTTCCAAATTGCTTCCATTGCATCATCATCGTCAAGTAAAGCACTCTTAGGAGCAAACTCAGAGGAATCATAATTACGATAACCAGCAACATTCTTTGCTTTCAGTTTAAAGTTGGCACCTTGCCAGAAGTCAAACGGATCGATTGCTTCTTCATCTTCAAACTCAGGTTGCATTGCTGCAGTCAGTTTGTCAAAGATTTTCTTGCCGTACTTATACAAAAAGACCTTACCTTCATTTTCAGGATTTGTGGGATCTTTTACAACATAAATGTTGCTCATGTAGGTCAGTTTACGTTTTTGCTTACGGGCAACTTCTTTGCCAGCATCAGTACCGTTGTTCCAAAGACCAGAATTGTGCTCACAGACAGGACACTTTTGGTTGATGGTAGTAAGGCACTGGTCAATCAACCAACCACCAGAACCTTGAAATGCGTGACTATAAACCTTCACAAAGGGAAGATCTTCACCATCGGGAGCAGGAAGAAAACGGATTACAGCATAACCATTTCCACTTTTGTCTACGTCAAGTTTCCATACACGGTCATCAGAAGAACTGCTACCAGTATTCATTTTTTCTACTTCTTTGACAAGTTTAGCAGTCAAAGAGCCAAGTTTAGATTGCTTTTTAAGATCGGCAAATGCCATTTAGATACCTCGGATAAATCGGATTCGGTTTTATGTACTCCATTATTTTACACGTCAGATTCTCTTTTGTCAATGTTTGTTCTCATCGCCTCAAGAATTTTAGACATATTATTAAAAATCACATTCATATCTGTGTCGGGATTAAGTCCCATGACCAAAGCAGAATCCATGATTTTCTTTTTCATATTTTTTGCTTCAGGATCATCAGACAAACTTAATCTGGTATATAAGACCTGTTGCTTTTTCAAAAGATTTTCTAGAAGATTCAAATGTCCAATTTTATCTTCCCTGTCCATGGAAGGAAATCGAAATATACTTTCGTAAATTTCTTCCTGAAGTTCAGAAATTTCAGTCATTTCTGCTCGAACAATTTCAGAATTAAAAAAACTCATTTTTCCCCTAGAATTACTTCTTTCAAAATTTTTTTGTAATGGAATACATCGATATTTAGAAATGGACTATACTTGGTTATACGCATAGAAACAAATTCCCATACAGGATCTTTGAGTTTTTTATCAAATCTCGATTTGTATCCAAGTATTTTGTCCAAGATTACCATTGTTTCCAAAGAAAATTTTCCCTGTAAGTAATCTTTTAATATTTTTGGATGTTTGTTTTCTTCAACTACAAACATCTCATCAAAATTCTTTTGAGTGAATATACTCTCTATTTCCTCTTTAAAAATATAAGATAAAGATTGAATTTTTCTTTGCCAGTTTATATAATTTTCTTCCCCTTCTTTTATGATTTCACCAATCCAAAGAGATTGTGGATCATTACATGAAACAAAACTTGAAACAAAAAAATTTAATATTTCATTTTCTTTTTTTTGTCTTGCAATCTTTTCGAACCAAAAACGATCTTTCCGTTTATAGAAAGATTGTAAGTTTACTCTACTTTTTCCACAATAAACAAAGTAATCATAATTGTTTTTTGTAAAATGATTCTTCAAAGCAACATAAATTTTATATGTTTCAAAAGGTGCCATTAAAAAGTAATATAGTAAATTTTTTACCGGAAAAATTTTCAGTCAAAAATGAAATTAAAACACTAATTTTGCTCTAGAAGTTCTTTTTAAAAAGTTTAATTCCATTGCTTCATATTTAATTTTTTCTTTTAATGGTTTCGAAATTAATTTAGGAACTGATTCTAAATCGATATTATTCTTTTCACAGAAAAAAATGATAGCATCAATATAATTCATGTCACTATTTTCTTGAACAATTTTTTCAACCTCTTGTGCAAATCGTGAGGGGCAAAAAAACTTTTTTTCTAATACCTTTTCTAATTCATTATTAAAATTAGATTCCATTAATTCTATGATTGTAAGGGACAATTTTATTCTTAATAACTTTTTAAACTATACCAAAAATTGACTTTAAAGTCAAGATTCTTTTTTCATTTTATCATCAATGAATTTTTTAATATATTGCGTAAGCAAACGAATATATTTTTCTTTATCATACTCTTCGTAGATTTCAACATCACCATTTTCACAAGTCATGATAATTACGAATTTCTTAACTGAAATATTAGTGAGTTCATAAAGCATACATGCATATGCACAACACTGAACAAAATAACCTTCAATCCATTCCCGTGGTTTTGGTTCTTTTGAAGTTTTGAAATCAATAATCGCTAGTTCCCCATCAAATTCTGCAATACAATCTACTGTACCTGCAATGCCAAAGAATAAACTATAAAGAGAACCTTCTAATGCGTGAATATTATTTATACGCTTTAACGCAGGAACTGCAACTTGAAATAAATGCTCCGAAATTGGAAGAACATTAGAGTTGCAATCCATATTACGAAGATACTGTTCAATCAAAGTATGAGTGTCAGTCCCTCTTGCAGTTGCTTTTTTAGTAATTTTATCTGCTTTATCTACACCTACTCTTTGTCTCCATTTATTGAAGAACTCTTTTTTATAGTTACTAGTTACGGAAGTAATAGAGATGAGTTTTTTTAATCCATCATCTACAGGAACTTTATAATAACGAACACCATCAATACTTTCCCTTTCAAGTTTGGGAAGATCCAATTCAATATGATTAAACATTAGAATCCTAATTCAGTTTTTGCAATAATGTATTCTTTACAGAGACCAGAACGAACAATGTCCTCGATACCAAATTCTATAACATCAAATGATGGCATGTTTCTAAGAATTTTCATGAAATCGATGATGCCGTTTTTCTCATTGGTTTTAATTAAATCCGATTGAGTTGCATCGCCACAGAACATAATCTTGGTATTTTCACCTACACGAGTAATTATAGAATCAAGTTCATGAAAATTCAAGTTTTGAAATTCATCAACAATAATAATGGCATTATCCAATGTTGTTCCACGAATAAATGAAGTACTCCAGAAAGAAATAGTTCCTTGATTTTTTAAATTACCATAGAGCATTTCAAAGTCTGCATCTGATGGCATTTGGAACATATACTTCACCATATTTTTATATGGAATTTGGTAAAGCGAAGATTTATCTTCATGATCACCAGGAAGGAAACCAATTTCACGAGTAGCAACAAGAGATCTTACAATGTAAATTTTATCATAAAGACTTCTTTCATCTAAAACATCTTTAAGAGCATTATAAAGTGTAATGAAAGTTTTTCCAGTACCTGCTGCACCATAAGCAACCATATTCTTTCCATCATCATAAGAACCAAAAAGTCTTTCTTGATTTTCTGTTAATGGATCAATATCTAAAAGCAAATCTGAATTGACTGCTTTTTTATTTTTTCGCATTGCTCGTGTTGTCATACCAACACCAATAGGTTGTTCGCTACCTTTCCTTCTTGATCTTGCCATAAATTATGAAATTGGTTTTACTACTGCTCCAGGCATTTTTGAAGCTCTAGTGAGAACTTCATTCCATCCAGGATTTTTTTGAACTAGTTTGCTTTGCCATTCTCCAACTTCTCCCACATTCATTTGAGTTGGGATAAGTGATTTAATGTGTGGATTTTCTTCGAGATATGGATCCTTTTGAGCCATATACATCCATTTCTCAAAGATTTCACCAGTTTCTGTGTTTTCGAATCTATAAGTTGGCATTATTTTAATAATGTATAAATTTATTTATTCAAGAGTAATAGAAGGAGCATCTGCACATTCTATGCAGTCAATACACTCTTCAATATCTGAATTTCTTTCAAGATATTCATTAAGTCCTTCTTTAGTAAGAAAAACTTTAAAAATATTTCCTGTTAGGTTATTCTTTAAGCACCAAGTTTTCATGTTACTTTTTCAATAAGTATAAATTATTCTACCACATACTTCCAAATATAACCACTATGAGTTTTTCTTTTATTTTGACAAACCAAAGTTATTTTGGAAGTTGAGGCATTATTTTTTTCGGCAGCAATAGTCATACTCTCATAAATCTCAATTAAATTTTCATTAAAGTCATATTTTCCTATTTTTTTAATATTATGAGACATCCTCTTATATGAAGAGATTTTTAATAAAGGTTGGTCTTCAAATGTTTTCCACTGATATCCTTTACAAGTTTGATATTCTCCTCTGGTTACAGCATCTATACCTCTATAATCTTTACCAAAAATATCAAAAGATGCATCTCTGCAGCTATCATAAACTTTAATCAAATTTCCATCTAAATCATAACAAGCAACTTTTTTTGAATTGCTTTCTTTAATTGCACTTTTCCATTTATCGCCGTGTTTTTTATTTAAAAATCCGCCCCCATCTCCACCATCAGTCATATTATAATATGGATTTAGAGAAGAAATATAATAAATTTCTTTATCATTTATAGTATTCTCATTACATTCTTCCAAAACTTCAAATATAAAATTTTCAATACCATACTTTCGCATAGCATAATATAATTTTGTATTTCTTTTTTTGGAGTGAGATTTATGTTGTCTCCATCTTACTTTTGGATTTTTAGATTTTCCAACATAAATCTTCTCATTTA